CAAATCTTGTATCCTATCAATTTGATTCTTCTCAAGTGTTAAAAATTAGAGGATATTTGAAATAATGAGCAATGTTATTGTTGATTATTCTCTTAAAGAACCAGTTTTCAAACAGAATATTACATTTTCTGATTTGGCTATGCCGTTAAAAATTGATAAACTCCAACGGCAATATATGATGAATCTAGGAATCGCTCCAGTTACTCCACAGGATGATTGGGTCATACAAGCAATTAAAGAAGCAATTAATAATATTTTTACATGGTTGCCAGGCCAACGGATTCTTTCACCTACGTTTGGAAATCTTTTGTATAAATTTTTATCGGAACAGATATCAGATGTTACATCTAAGAATATTCAAGGAGCTATTTCAAAAATGTTTGAATGGGAACCTCGCACACAATTAAAAAGTGTTAATGTAACCCCTTATCCAGATGACAATGAATACCGAGTTGTGGTTTCATATTATATTCCTCTTCTTGACAAAGCTATTGAGACGGAGTTTACATTAACACGAATTATGGAAACTTGACGTTGCCATAAATACTATTTGTAATTGGTTAAAATTTTGGTAGGAAATCACTATGTCAACAATCCAAACGAGTTCTATAAGTACGGACTATTTAAAGTTTGATGCATTTTCAATTAAGAAACTTATCACCCAAAGATTAGCTGAAAACCCACATTTTACAGATTATATTTTTGAAGATTCAAATCTTACAACATTAATTGATATTTTCTCTCATAATTATCAACTACTTATGTATTATCTCAATCATGGGTCAGCTGAAGCCATGTTTGCTGATGCTCAAATATATGAGAATATGAATCGGATAGTAAAGTTATTAGGTTATAATCCACGAGGATATCTAACATCAATTGTTGAGGCAGTTGTTGATGGCTATGGTGGCACTGTTGGTAAAGTATTGCCAAAATATTCATTTGTACAACTTACTGGAACTGATTCTAGAGGAAAAAATAAATTTTATTCAACTGTTGATTATTACTATATATACCCTACCGGAACAGTTGGGCAAGATAATAATATTTTGTTATATAATGGAGTATGGCGATTATATGGGAAAACTTTCATTTCTACCGGGATTCCAAATGAAATGTTGCTTTTAACTGATTTAGTGTCAGATGCTGATCAAGAAAAGTATATTGCATTTCCATTTGTTGAAGTATATGTTAAACGATTTGTCGCAGGTGTAAAGACTTGGATAAACTTTACTCCTGTTGAATCTGGTCTTTTTCTTAATCAGGCACATTCTACAGTATATAAGCCTACAGATAGAATTTTTGATCTACGTTTAAATGAAAATAAAAGTATAACACTTAGATTTGGAGATGGTGTCTATGGTGAAAAGTTACAATTAGGTGATGAAATCTATGTTACATATCTTGATTCTAATGGCCCAGGTGGAACTATCGGTGCCAATATATTAAACTCATCATCCACAAAAGGAAAGATCCTGAGAGGTATTGCTGGTATGAGCAATGCATTATTTGATGAGATATTCCAAGATACTTCGATTGTTTGGCTGGATAAAACACTTGATATTCCAACAATTTATGTAACTAATGCTGCTGCTTCTTCAACTCCAGCTGTTGAAGAATCAGTCGATGATATTAGAATAGCAGCTCCGGAATGGTTTAAAGCCGTTGGAATGTTGCGATCTCAAGATGACTTCCAAAATTTCATAAAACGGAAATATTCAACAAATATTAATGATGTTCGTGTTATGAACAACTGGGATTATATTTCATCATTTTATAGATGGCTATATAACTTAGAATTGCAAAATCCAGGGACATCGTTGTTAAATAATGATCTAAGCACAAAATATGATTATCCTTGGGCTGATGCTGCAGATTTTAATAATGTCTATGTATTCCTTTCATTCAAAGCATCTTCAGTTGTAAGTAAAACTGACATCCATGCATCTCTTATGTCTTTGAAACCATTAACATCTGAGATAGTATTTGTTGATCCATTAACGAAATATTTTATCCCATGTGCGTATGATGACAGTTATAATATTGATGCATGGGACACAAATTTAGATAATTATATTGAAATTCTTGTTGATGAGAATGCTCTGGTTTCACCTGAAATTGTCCGAGGAAGAGTCGTAGATACAATCACACAATATTTCCAAGCATCAAATCAGAAAATTGGAAATTTAATAAATTTTAATACTTTAATGTCTTCAATTTATGCTATAAGTGGAGTGAAACGCATTAGAACAATTTTCAAAAGTTCTGATGCAACTAAACCTGAATATATTGTAAATGATTTACGATTTGCGTGTTGGACAAATTTAATTGTTAATGGTCTTGATAAAGATTTTGTTACTGGAACACATCAGTTGGAAAACTTTCAGTTCGCACAATATGCCGAAGCTTCTATATCTGCAAGAGTTAAGGTTATTGTTGATAGCTCATTGCAGTCAACATCTATAGAATATTAACCCGTAAATACAATGGCCTTTAATCAAGAAAATCCTAATCTAATCAAGAAATCGCCTGATTTTTCACAGACGAATAAATACAATACGTTCATCCGCAATCCACAATGGCAAAAAGGGTATCCTGAGGTTTCTACTGGAACACTTCAAACACAAACAATTAATGGTGTGTCAGGGATTCCAATTGACCAAGATTATAGTGCTCTATGGAGATTTTTAAGCGCATCAACTGAAGATTTAGGAAATCAGATTTTTGAACGCATTGATCGATTTATTACAAATATTAGAGATATTGATACAGCTGAATTGCAATCTCTTGCTTCAATGGCACAAGAGCTTGGATATGATGGTGATACTACATTTTTATCATATAATTATCCACTTGAAATATATAACTTGTTAAACATTTTTTCAGTTAACAGAGAAATTCTTTTTAATTCTGAAACAATTTTAAACCAATTACAACAATATAATATATTTCCTTCTGTTTCTGGCAATCCTTGTTCAGCTTCTATAGCTGTAATGTCTGGATACGTAAAAACAATTGAAGATTCTAATGTATCTGCAATTGCTTATACTGATGCTGAATGGTCATCTGTTTCATCAACATCAGCAGATGGTAATTTGCAAGTATATGATCTTTCTGGAATGACTATTTCTGGTGATGGAAGACTTTATAATTATATTTCAGATGAGAATTATTTAAATATTTTAAGTGGTGCTTTTTCAACTTGTCTTTCAGCATTTGTATTTTTAAAATATCGGTATGAAGAATTATATACTTCGCCTGTTTTACAAGATACAAGCGGGTATGTTTGGCAACATATAACAAATCAACTATATGGCTCAGAATTATGGATTGATCAACCAACAACTAATGAAGCAATTATTGAATTAAAACTTAGATTGGATATACCTCTGTCATTTTCAGAAAAAGAATATGTTGATGGTATTGAACAAGGAAAATTAAAACTATCAGATTTTACACCTGCGCAACAACTTGTTCTTCAGGCCGAGATTCAACGCAGGCAATTACTCTTGGCCAAAACTAATCCATTACAGCAATTTAAGACAGATAGAGAACGTAAAGTTAGAGAATATTTCAGGTTTATTGAAAATTTTAATACAACTGATGCTGCATTACATTTTGTTCCGTATGAACTTGATACAACAAAAATGATACTTTCTGGTGATCGTTCAAGTTCTTTTATGTATACAAGTGCATGTTCGTATCAAATTGACACAACTTATATTGAAACTGTTTCAAATACACTTAGAAATCTTGCGTTAAAAATTTCATATTTTCGAGAATCATTAAAACGTCTTGCACAAAAACATGCTTTAGCTGGTACATCAGAAATTGTTAAAGTTGCTGTAAGTGAATTATTTGAAAAATATATCTATGATACATTTGCAAAATGGCGCTATGTTTCTGGCGGTTCAGACAATTTTAATCTTATTGATATTCCTCGTCCTGATAATTTTTCAACAGAAATAATTGATTATTGGGATTCTACTGAATATTTCAATGTTTCTGCTTTACCTGATTATCCAATTACAAAATTTGTAAGTGGCGCAGCAGTAAATGAACGATATTGGCTTGATGAATATGGGACATCTGTTTTTACAGATGCGGAAATAAGTGCATTTTATAGTAAATTAGGTGTAATATTTCCATCAGCTCAACTATCAACAAACACATATTCAGAATTACTTTCTGGATTTTTATCGCGGATATTTGATTCTGCAGCATTAAGCGCATACAATAATTCACTTGCTTCAACGATAAATTATATTTCTGGTGAATCAATAAATATTGGTGTTCTTTCAGCATCAACTCTTGCTGGTGGATATTTTGATGGTTGGCCATTCTCTGGTTCAATATTATATGAAGATAATTTGATATTACATACTGACGGAGTGGCTAATTTTACACTTGTATCCGGCTTAACACTTTCATCAACTCCTATATATACAAGAACATCTGGTGAAACAATTATTGTTGGTAAAGGTCCTGATGCGCAAATGCTTGTTTGTGGATATGCACCAAGTGGATTTTATTATGTCAGTGGAACTCCATATGTAACAACTAACACAAGTGGTTATATATTAACAGGTGAATTGAGTGATTTATATTATTATAATCTTTGGCCAATAGCTGCTAGTTTTGTTTCTGGAGTTGTTTCTGGTGGAATTTACTTAAACAGTGATTCTCCATCTGCAGCTTCAGCGGTCTGTGGATATTTTCAGGCCAACTTACCACTTAGTGGCGCAAGTGGATTTGTTGATGCAAATTCAGATGTTCTCAACCGTTATATTGGTAATGTCTCAGGTGTTCAACCATATGCCAATTATAAGAATCAAATTCATCCATCGTATGCATTACATCCATTTTTAAAAAGATTTGTAGAAGTAGAAGAAACAACCCTTGTTTCTTTGGAGAATCTTTTCAATATGGTTGTTTCAACAATTGATGATGATTTTGATGAATTAGTAAATCGAATTGATACATATGGAAATACAATTAAATCCTGGATGCCAGATAATATTTCATATACATCATATCAAACTGCGTATGAACATGCGACAAATTTGGATTCATTAGATGAAGTAAATGAAAATATTGACATTGATGGCCCATGGAATGTTATGGCACTTAGTGCATATTTAGCTGATACACTTGGATTTATTGCATCAACTAGCGCAGGAACCAATGAATATTATCAACATATTGATTTAACAGCTGATGAATTATTAAGGATTTCATTACAACTTGCTTCTGTTTCTGGAGTAGCAGTTTCTGGAACTGTTGATGGGTATGATACAATTCGTAGTTTAAGTAATAAAATAATTTATCAATATGGAGTTGATTCATTTGAAAATCATTATATGTTATTTAAAGATGATAGATCATATGATGTTTCCGGAAGAATTTGGATGAGGTACAAAAATCATCCTCTAGCACTTCCATTTTCAGCATTAAGTGGGCAAGAAATAGTTTCCGGTGAATGTGGGTATAGTTCTCAGATGTCAAATGTTGATACAACAAATCATATCTGTTTTAAAGACTGTGTAAATCAAGCATTTGATTTTGGAATAAAAAATAACTGGATGTATGTTGTTTGGGCCAATAACATATGTTCAAATGTTGCTTTTGGTCAATTAACTGATATTACTGGTGATATATATGTGTATCAAGATTTTCATCACAATTTTAGAGGATTCCCACTTTCCGGTACAAATGAAGTATATATTGGAACATATAATCATGAAGGAACATTTTCAGTAGTATCTGTTTCTGCTGACAGTGTTTATAATAGTGGATCATTACCATTTGTTTCTGCTAGAAATAAATATTTAATGGCATTAAAATTCTATCATTTTAATCCAGATGATGGTGTAACATATGGATCAAAGGCAATTTATACTCGGTATAATCTTGCGCCAGCTAATGTTATTCGTTATATTTTAAGTACCGGAGAATATTATTATATTCCAGGTGTTGGATATTATTTATTGCCTGGAAGTGATTTTAGTAATGCAACCGGATATAGAAATTTATTTCGTTTAACAAATAATAAAACTTTATTATCACTTTGTTTTGAATCACAAATACCTCTTAGTGCCCCTGGCCAAATTAGATCAAGTTTTGGTGATTCACCGTCTGCTGGATATTATAACCTATTGCGATCTGCTTCTACATTAAGCGGTGTTTCTGCTTCAAATGATTTTCCAGAAAATGGACTGACAACGGTTGAATTTGAATTTGACGGTGCAGATATTGACTTTGTTAAAGACCCAACAATATATTATTCAATACCTTTTAGCAAGGTTAGATATGTTGGGATTGTTAAAAATACATCACTTAGTGCTAACAATTTTAATAAAATGTTTCCAGTAAGAAACAATTTTAACATTGAATTTTTTGCCGACCATTTGCCATATTTGTATCCATCAGAACGAGGAGTATTTAAAATTGATGATACATCATATCGATGTTATATAGATTTTGATGATTATTACGCACATGAAAATCAGTCAAATGATGTTCCAAACGGTGATGCCTTCAGATGTGAAGATGGTTCTTTGCGTATTGATGAACAATTTATTCCGAGTGGTGAAGTAACAAGTGGTGTAGATGGTGTTCAATATTCTCAATTTCTTTCTGGTGCAAGATTTGTTATTGAAGATCTTGCTACTTCTGGCCAGCGTTTTTCTTGGACATTTGAAGATGAAACAGATATTAATTCAGTAACATTTTTGCCTCAATTGGAGCCATATTCAGATCCAAATATTTATATCAATAGTGGTTTAATTAGATCACCAGCGATTAGCAGTATAGATGCATTAGCACTACACATATTTTCTTTCCAAGGCAAATCCTCCATCAACGTTTCAAGTTCTAACCCACATTTGGTACTATAAGATGATAACATTAGGTGAATTACTTTCTTTGAAACATATCTTACTTGAATCAAATATTGATTTTCCTCGCATGACATTGGACGAGGATATTTGGGATTTGCCAAAAAACCATAAGCCAATTATGCGGTTTGAGAATAAAGAAAAAATTCTTAAACTGATTGAACTATATCCTGGTTTTAAACTTTTGTCGATGATTAAAGAAATTCATATTGTCGGATCATCGTGTACAAATCAATATGTTTCAACAACTGATATTGACGTGCATATAATTATTGATGAAGCAAAATTTGATGCAGCAATAACAGGTAAATTCGAAAGCAGAGATAAAGCAATAAAAGATTTAATGAAATACTCACGTGAAGCAACACACCAAGAATTAACACATATTGCAAAACATCCTATTGAGCTATATATCCAATTAAATCCTGCGCAAGATTTGCTATCCGATGGCGCATATAATCTAAATACAACTGAATGGCTTGTTGGCCCAAAGATTACTGATTATGATTTTGACCCCTACGAATATTATCATCATCTTGCTGGTGATATTACCAAAATTGCGTCAGAGATGGACCTGGAACTGGGTGAATTACGCCGGGATACAATAGATTATGATGTTATAAAAAACGCTATTGTTGGCTTACCAATAGAAAAGCGGATGAAACTTAAATCAAAATTGACTTTGAAATTAGATGAAATTGAATCTGACATCCAAAAATTAATGGCATTGAAAAAAGACATAGTCGATACCAGGCATAATACTTCTCCAGCAAAACCTGGATATGAAAAAATCAACACAATTTTCAAGTTTGTCGATAGATATTCGTATCTAAGAATAATTAAAGAACTTGAGAAAATTGTTGAAGACGATGTTGTTGAACCAGAAGAAATTGAAAGATTGAAATCATTGCTTTTGAAAAGCCATAAATAATATATCGGAGTTAATCCAATGTCGATAAAAAGATTGTCCAATCTCCCATCACTCAGTGCAGTTCGTGCCAGCGAAATATTATCACCACGAGGTGATTTATTTGAAATGTCTTTGAGTGGTGTGCCATCTACAGTATTTGATCCAAGCGGGCCAGAAGAAGGATATTTTTCCGTGTCTGGATGGGCATCATCTAAAGTACAGTTAATTCATTTATTTGCTGCCACTTCTGCTGAATTTTTTGGTGATATTGCAAATGACGTTTTCCAGACGGTGTTACATGGGGTTTCCGCTAATATGTTTACACTTTCTGCTACTGGAACTTTTACCGGAACTGGTGAATATATTGCAATAACTGTTTCTGGTAATACCAGGTATCTACCATTATATACCAAAAGTTAAAATTTCCAAATGAGCAATCAGAGATTAAAGTTGGAACGATTGGCAATAGGGACAACTCTCAAGTCCTTTCAGACCGCATTGAGCGGCTCCTATGTTTTCAACATGCCTGAAAATTTTGAAACATCAGCTCTTACAATTTTATCAGCTGATGCCATTGATCAATTTAATTTTCTAGATCTTCGTACTGGAGAGCAAATTATTAACATGTATCCATCACAAGATTTTGTTCTTTCTTCAGAAATAATGAAATCATTGCCCTCTGAAACAGATGATAGATTAGAACAAATTTATCCTCGAGCTCCTTCGGGTTATTCTTTTATTTCACAGTTTGATGATCAGATCATTGGAATGACAGCTAAAACATTTGATCGTTCTAAAGCGAAATTCTTTGATAATGAAATTAATAATACACCTTCCGGTTGGTTTTTATCTGGGACAACTCAGGTGTCAGATGAGGATTATGATCGATATCGTCGTTGGGGAGCAATTGAGCCATTTGTAGCAATCTATCTGCCAAGTGGCACAATTAATCTAAGTGCTGGAATTTCTGAAGCAATGGATCCTAAATGGCTACTTTCTGGTATTGCATATAACTGGCTTGCTGAAATTCCTTGTGACAGGACAGAATATTATCCAGATTTTGAAAATGGCATTTTGTCATTGAATATGGGCAATATGAAAAATTTCTATGATCCTCGTTGGAATGTGTCAGCTTCTGTTAGTGCTAATTATGCAATGATTGCACCATCTGGCCTTGTTGTTTCAGGAGAATTGAACAATTGCCGATTTTATACTAATATGCGTGTAAATGATGAAATATTGTGGGCAGCATATTCTTTTGGAGATCAATATCGTCTTAGTGCACAAATAACCGAGCTTTCAGGCATCGGATGGGCAACATCGAGCAATATTTATCCAACTGTTCTTCCAATGTCTGCTTTCAATTCGATACCTTCAACATCAGCTTATGCCTATGAACACATTGAGAGACTAGCTGGTTTTAATCGCTTACAGCCATCTCGGTTGCACAAATCAAATCTTTTCAGCATACGGATAAATAATTCTGGTATAAATGAAAGTATGGCACTAAGTGCAAGAACTAATATCCAAAAATCCATCAACAATATTATTGAAGGAATTATAAAGAAAATTATTCCTGCATATTGTCAGTTATTTAAAATATATTACACAGGACATTAAGAT